ACACGTATACGTATACGTATACGGTGATGTTGACAACGTGCATAACGGGCATGATGCATAGTTGTGTTATTGTTTTGTGTGTGATGTATGTGTGATGTATGCACGTGATAAGATGAATAGATTGAATGATGTGTGATATGATCGATTGATTGAGCACGAACAAATAGAGTAAGCGATTAATGTAAAGCTAATAGCTTGTCTCGTACATGACGAACAGAACGGGCAAAAAATTCCTGGCGCGTTGGGGAAAGCAGCTAGTTAGATACTGCCATCACCACCAAACAAAATCTCGATTATTCCTCAACTTTCCCACACAATACATCGCGCTACTATCACTTCATTCCCACACCTCACAGATACCACCCAAAAAAGCACAAAAAAAAAGAGAGACGGCTGCTCAACGTCTCTCTTTTTTCCCACCCGATAAAGAAGCGCGTAATTCTATGTAGTAGGAAGGCACTTAGGGTATTATACGCTATATGAGATATGCCGTCAAGTTTTTTGCCTACGAAAATGGGTAGGTACTTACGCATTTTGCGCCAAATAGCAGAAAGCCGTTTTCCACTCTTGCCATGCTGTAATAAGTGATCAAGGGGAAACGGCTTTACTGGATGTAGCATATGGACATTGGTGAGATCCATATGCTACCCAGTATACCACAAAAATACCCCTCCTACAGCCACAGCAAGGGGTATTTTTGCTCTCACAAGAGAAGTGGGCGAACACAGTACTAAGTATAACACAAAGACACGCAATGCACAAAAAAAGAGGGATGCATTGCGTGTCTTTTGCCCCAAATCACAGCCACAAATAGTATACCATAAAGTACGCTCTCTCGCTATATGTAAGAGTGTTCAAGGGTGTAGCTTTATGGTTCTACCAGAAAATCAAGGCCAAATGAAACACGAAACAGTAACTAGTATACCACAAAAATACCCCCAAAGCTGCGAACTTTAGAGGTATTTTTAACAAAGTACTGATGCGTGACGGCCTATTGTAGTATAACACAAAAAAGACAGGTATGCGTGCTCTCACACCTGTCTTTTTTAAGGCTCATCCCAATGAGTTCTTTCGCAAGAGAAAGTATAGCATAAAATAAGGGAAATGAAAAGAGTGGGCATCTCTCCATTTCCCCCGCTATGTAGAAAGGTTTCATAGACAAGTGTAGCATAAAAAGTTCCCTGGACGCTGTTTTTGTCCAGGGAAGTAGGAGATATGGGGGAACCACACACACCCGCTTTGTATCATACATGTTTTACCTGTAGAAAAACAAGCAAAACTGCGTATTCTATACTGCTTGTTTTTCTACTAATCTTACTGTTTCTTTGTTAAATCCTTCAAATTCCTCTGTTTTTTGCTCAGGAATGACCATTTTTGCCCCGAAAAATGAAATGGGCAAATTCTCTTCTGTGATAGGCTCTTTTGCCACAGTTACCCCATAGAGATCTAAAATCTTGTCAGCACGTGCCATTAGTCCATCTTTTACGATGGGGTCAAGAGACGCATAACGGGCAAAAACAGGGTTGGATTTTATTTCGGTGGAAAGTTCTGTTGGCAGTTTATCGCTGCCTAACAGTTGCTTCATCATTTCTTCCTGGTGAATGAGGCGAGTGAGCAGCATCCAAAGGAAAGCCCGTAACTCTTCTGTGATTTCCATGAGTGTATCTCCCTTACTAATTGTGGTGCCCTTGTATGATACATGATTTATGGGCACATAGCAATAGTTGGAGAGGAAAGTACAAAAGGGGAAGTCAGTCTCCCTGTCTCCGAAACGCATAGGATCACGGAATGCGTATCAACCCAATGAAATTGCGCAAGAGACTGACAATGAGTAGTATAGCATAACGAGTCCTACTAAGGAGGTCCGAAAAATTGGAGAAACATGACAAAACAAACTTTCCCGAACATCCCTTAGTATTCCTCGCTCCTACTAACGTTTTATTCACGCAAAACGATATCATATTGCCATATCCTTTGTACCTTATTGATATGATGTATCATCCATAGGCGTAGTGCCCCATATGGAAACGGCTTTGTTGCAAGGATCGCATCAAGCCCACAACACATAGAGATGGGAGCATAGTCAATGCATGTGTAGGCATGCAGCTTAAAGAGCCACATATCACAAAAACTATCGGTAAGTTCCCCTGGAAGTGTGTTTTCTGGCCTATGTTGCAGGATATATTTCTTTGCCATGTTAATTACTTTCACGTGTGATCGTTACATTGAGTATGATGTGTACTCATGAGAACAAGAGAACGAAAAAATGACGAAGGACAAATCACTCATATCTACTAACGTTTCAATTGACGATGCAACAGAGCTTGACCCATGGGATTTACAACCCGGAGAATCCCCCTTATGGTTTGATCGGTTTACGCAATTTCGGCTGCTCGGACCTCACCGATCCCTCGCAAAAGTGTATCGCCTCTCGCGCCTACGTGAACATGGGAAAGTAGTGGAACGTGATAATGCTCCTTCATTATGGAATGCACGCGCAAAAGAGTGGAAGTGGAGAGAACGAGCAAGTGCATGGGATGCCTACACGCTTGAACTGGTAGAAGAGCAGGCGCATAACGTGTATAACAGCGGTCTTTCTCTTGTGCATGAACGGGTGACAAAACTACAACAGCTTGCGCAAAAGATGGAGAATTACTTATTAGACTCGCGTACGACACGTCTCTCACCCCATCTTATTGAGCAGTACCGTGGCACGCTTGATGATATTGCCAAGGAACTAGGCCAACGTGTGAAGGAAACACGTTTAACTGGTCCTGGTGGTGGACCCGTTGCAATTACAACATCCTGGGGTCGTGGGGGTAGTGCAACGGATGCATGGCAAAAGGTTGTAGATGCCGATGACGCACCGAATACGCCAATCGATAGGGAAGGGAGCTAAGGTACTCTCAACATGGCTTGAAGCCTATCCGCATCGCATCCATGTTTTGACTGTCAATGATGCTGAAGCGGAGCATCTTTTTCAAGCCTTTTACCATAGTTCCTACCTTTCCCATAAAACTCTTTCTTACAATAAGAAATTACGTGAAGTACTCTTTCCTAACGGATCTATCCTTTGTTTTATACAGGACCCGAAAGGTGAACTATGACTGATTATGATAGCCTCCTGCTCCTTGCCGTGTGGCTCATTATTATACTCCAGGTATTTACTCTTACAATTATTGTATTTGGATGCATGAAATACCGAGTTACTAAATCTTCATTTGTAAAAACAATCACATTCCCCCGCTTGAAAAATGTTCGACGTGCCCCTATTTCTACGCAAGAGAGCGGGCATAATCATTTTGGGTACTACTAATGATTAGATCGAAGCAGCAAGCAGCAAAGCCTCTTGAAGTACAGCTTTATACTCCGCATCAAGGTCAAATATTGCTGCATGAGTCTACTGCTCGTTTTCGTGTCATGGCGTGTGGGAGAAGATTTGGGAAAACACTTGCTGCGTCAAATGAGTTAAGTAAGAATGCATTAGAAAACCCCTCAACACTTAATTGGTGGGTTGCCCCGACATATAGACAGACAGAAATAGCATTTGAGATTATGGCAGAGGCTTTAAAGCCAGTGCTAGCTAAACCTGCAAATAGATCTAAAATGCGACTCGATATCATAAATAACTCTGTTATAGAATGTAGATCAGCAGAGCGTTATGAAAATATGCGTGGTGATGGTCCTTCATTTGTGGTATTTGATGAAGCATCGAAGTGCCCGAAAGCTGCATGGACAGAGGTTGTAAGACCGGCACTTGCTGACAAACAGGGCAAAGCTATATTTATTAGTACCCCGTGGGGAAGGGATTGGTTTTGGGAACTCTTCAATCGTGGTCAAGACCCGGACTTCCCTGAGTGGTGGTCACATTCCTTCCCAACTACCTCAAATCCCTTTGTTCCGGCCTCTGAGGTGGAAGAAGCCCGACTCACTCTGCCTTATCATGTGTATGCACAAGAATTTTTGGCAGAGTTCCTTGATGATGCAGCAACGGTATTTCGAGGAATTAATGAATGCGCTATAGGTCAATTTAAAGAGCCGCAAGTAGGGCATGCGTATGTGCTTGGATGGGACCCGGCAAAGTATCAGGACTATAGTGTTTTTACAGTTGTTGACTGTAATACCCGTGAAGTGGTTGCCTTTGAACGGTTTAATGGCATTGAGTATCATCGTCAAATCGATGAGCATTTAGTACCTCTTGTGCGCAAATACAACGAAGCGCACGTTATCATGGACATAACGGGGGTAGGAGATCCGCTTCTTGAGGAAGTGAGAAATCGTGATGTCGGGGCTGAAGGGTATTACTTTACAAACACCAGTAAAAAAATTCTTATTGATGGTGGGGTTGTTGCGATAGAAAAGCAACTGGTGACATTTCCCCCTATTCCAGAACTTGTAAACGAACTCAAGGCATTTAGTTACAGTTTTACAAAGTCACGTAATATTATTTACGCGGCTCCAGAGGGGGAGCACGATGATTGTGTTATCTCCCTTTGCCTTGCCCTTCATGGGGCAAAAATAGGTGGGCAAATTGCCTACGCTGTCTCAAAGTCACGTGATGTTGGAAAAGAAATCTTAGAGTCCTTAAATGTTCCTCAAGAACATAAAGTGGATGATGCGTTTATCATGCATAGGCAAGTGCAAATGGCAAAAGTGCTTCGAGAACTAGGTTCGAGTGCCCCTATGCATGGAAGTACCATAGATAAAGATTCTGGTTGGGGGATAGCTTAATGCTTGACCATATTTCTCCATTACAGCAGTATGTACGCATGGCAGACGTATCAGATGCAGCATGGCAAGAGTATCAGCGACATATGGTAGCTGAAATATGTGCGATATATCGTATATCCCCACAGATAGTAGGGGAAATACGAGAGGGGAAAAGCATGAAATTTGATGAAATACAATTAACGGTAGCAGAGATTGAGAAAATTGCTGCTAGCCTTTACGGTTTATCTGCAAAAGACGCGAAAGAGAAAGAACAAGAACTTCTTCTTGCTATTAGAAAACAGAGAGAACAGGAAGCATTGCATCACATGTTTTCTCGCGGGACATTTAAGCCGGATTTGCAAAAATAATGGAAGAGCAACGTTATACGCATTATAAGCACATACCGATCAATGTAAATGCGCTCGTGTCATTGGAGAGGAAAACAGCGGATTTTAGTGATAAAATAGCGCTTTTCCTTACAAAATCGGTAGGAACAATGACATGTGCGTATGCCTTTGCCGTGCTTGCCATTGTTGGGATGCCTGGGTTACTTCCACCTGGGGTAGCTGTGTGGGTGCAGTGGGTGTCTCAAACGTTTATACAGCTTGTAATGCTTTCTATCCTGATGGTTGGACAGCGTTTAATGAGCAGGCATCAAGAATTACAGTCAGATGAAGCACACCCGTTAGCAAAGAAGCTATGTGCCGATCTTGAGACGATTATAGCGCAGAATAATGAGTTAATACATGACTCGAAAAAAGTACAAAAAGACTAAACCAGTCTCTACGCAACAATGGCAAGATATACCCGAAAATAAGGAACTTGCCGGTTCTTTTGCGCAATTTACGACTGAGATTCAACGTGCGCATGCTGAAGCTCAACAAAAAGCTGTACGGATAGGCGGTCATGCAGAGGATCATCTTAATCTTTCATATGCCACACAACTGCTTAAAAATTCTCCTGAGTTGGTTCCATACGTGGCTGCAATCGCAAAAGAGGCGTCTAGTGTACCAATTGTACAAAAGAGGAATCCAGTAGCGGAAGGTGCTCCAACAACAGCTTTTCAATATATGTCTGGTGGGTGGTCGTCAAACAAGCAGGTAACAGATTCGGTTGTCAATGCACGGGTGCTTCGAGATTGGGCAGACGCAAATGAATGGGTAAGAGCCGCAATTAATGTAAGAAGACAGCAAATAGGCAGAGCTAATATTGCCGTGGTGCCCCTAAATGAGCGTAAACCCTACAATAAAGGTCTGCTCAAGCGTATTCAGACAATCCTTGATCAACCTAATGAGCTACGCCAGAATTACTACGAACTCGTTGCTAGTGCAATGGATGATTTACTGGTACTGGATCGTGCAGTTATCTTAAAAGATATGTCGGTATCGCGCCAACCGCTTAATTTATATAATGTTGATGGGGCATGCATTAAAATTTACCCCGATTGGTCAGGAGACGCAAAAGAGCCACGATATTTATTTGTGTCTGAAAGTGGCACACATAAAGTTCCGCTTCGTAATGATGAAGCTATCGTTATGATGGCAAATCCCGCAACATACCGATATGGCCTATCTCCAGTGCAAATACTTCGTAATACCATTATTGCCGATCTCGCTGCTACAAAATCAGCTATTCAAATGGTGGACATGAAGCCCCCGCCTCATATGATCCAATTGCAAGGAGCTACACAATCACAGCTAGAGCAGATTCGGGCACGCTATGAGTCGGATATTGCCGGGAAGAAAGAAATATTTTGGTTGGGCGGTCAAGGCCCAGCGAACGTATCTTCCCTGGTGTTTTCGGCGCGAGATAATCAATGGCTGGAGTGGCAGGTTTATCTTGCCCGTAAAATAGCTGTTGTCTTTCAAATATCTCCCCAACAGTTAGGCATTACGTACGACATTAATAAAGCTACTGCATCATCACAGCAGGAAATATACGAAGATACCGGATTAATCCCACTACTTTTACTCATAGAAGAGTATTTTAATAGAGAATTGCTTGCAGATTTTACAACAACGGCGCAAGATGGAAGAGCGAACTTCGATGCTCTTAATCTGCGTATTCTCTATCCAGAAGTAACTGAGTTTGATCGTCAAATGCATGCAGAACGAGCTATTGAAATTGCGACATCTGGTTTAGCCGGTCTTCCTTCGATGACTTTGAATCAGGTTCTTGCGTTATTTGGAGAAGAGCCTGTTGATGGCGGAAATACGTTCTATGTGGATAACAAGACGAATGGACCTATGCCCTGGCTTTCCTACGATAAAAAGAAAACAGGGGATTATGGTTCTCGCGCAACGGGCGGGGCACAAGGTTCTCAAGACCCTTCAGGGGGTCCAAATACTGATGAAGACCCGGTAGTTACTGCAAATGAATCAGGTCCAAATAACATAGCGAATACCGGACCTGAAGGGGCACCTGCACCCTCTGATGCAGCAAAGAATTTTAGACGTGTAGGAAAGCGTTGGATACCTCAGCGAGTACGGTATATATAGGGAGGAAAACTATGTACAGTGATGGACCTCATATCGTAGACGTGTTTAATGACTCTGATGAAGTCAAAGCTACGTTTAAGGTGGAAAAGGACGAAACTGATGGATGGGAAAGAGGATTTGTCATCTTAAAGTTTCGTATGAAGAAAGATAAAGTAGTTGCTCCAGATAGTACAGGCAGTGTGTATGCTCATATCACTGATGGGGTCCAACATGCACGATTAATTATTACTCCAGAAGAAGAGCAACCTACTCCCAAAAAGGGAAAAAAGTAAATGGGTACAATAATTGATGTACATGTACCAGATAATATTATAGAGTTATTAAAGAACTCTTCAATGTCACCTGATTTTAATATCATGACTGATGGAATGGTGTCTGATCCTCACACGGCAAATCTGGTACATATGATTGGGTCATCGACTGAGCGCGATCTTGAAGGCGATACAATGTCTATACATGCGCTCAACGACATGACAAAAGCACCTAAAAACCTAACTGTATGGCTCAATCATGATTATACCCTCCCTGACTCCATATTCGGATCAATTGTTGGTACCCCTCGTATTGTCCATCAAGACGGTATTGCTGATTTGCACCTCTCTGTTGATGTCGAGATGGATAACCCTTCCGCAGCAAGGGTAAAGCAATACATCGATAATGGCAGGCGATTAGGTTGCTCAATTGGCTGTATGGTTACAAAATTTGAAGTACCAGAAGACGAGCAAGATTCACAATGGTATCAAAATCCAATTATCATACATGGCGTAAGAGTTGTTGAATATAGTGTGGTAGGTGTACCAGCAAATCAGCGGTCATGGGTAGAGAATGCTATAAGAGGGGTGTTTACACGAACATTACACCCACAACTTGCGCCAGCAATGAAATCATTATGGCCTCGTGCTTATCGAGAAATTATAGATACGAGAGCAAAAACAGACGAATCCGCAAAATACTTTCAAGGACAGCCAGAACGCAAGTCTTCTGGTAGGCGTCTTGATTGGCACCCGGACAAAAATATTTTTGTTCTTTCCAATCGCAAGGGCCTCGAACGCTCCATGGGAAAAGAAGAGCTAAAGAACTATCTTGCAGGAGATATTATCGTTAGTGACTCAGCACTTACTGAAAAGATTACTGCTGAGGAATTAGACGCAATTTTGGACATAGACAAAGCAGTACAACCCGATATTGTACGTACTGCTTGTGGCTCTACCTCCCTTGCCTTGGATATGGAGTCAAGTTGGGATAAGGGGTCAGCACATGGGAGAATTTTAGAGTGGGCTGGTGGAAAAGATGGTTTCTCCAAGGCAAAGATGAAACAAGTTCATTTTAGGTATGACGGTAGTGGGGATAATATTACAGATTATCACCTTCCTTTTGCTGATATTAAAAGCGGGCACCCGGTCGCTATTTGGCATGCAATTGTAGCTGTTGCGGGTGCCCTTGGCGGCGCTAGAAGTGGTCTTACGCATGAGGGGGATGAAGGGGCAATTAGATCAAAAGTAGCACATTATTATAAAAAAGCTGGGAAACCTGTTCCCTGGCAAAGTGATGGAGAAAAACACATGGACAAAGTTGAGGTGCAGAAGCATCTCGAAGACGGCATTGCTTTTGCAATAAATAAGGATGGCACCCCTGGCCTTGTCCTTGAAGAAGGCGGAAATCATGCGTCTTTTACTGGAACTCACACGCATATTCACGGCTTTCACACGCACACTGATAAATCAATCACTGACCCTGGAGAAGTGGTTCCTTTAGGTGGGCAAGTGCATCTTCATGAGCATAGTCATAACGGTGACAACACGCACGAACACGAACATTCTGAAGATACCATTGCTGCATTTAAGCCCCCTGTTCCTACACGTAGCTCTGATAATGATGGGGATAACGCAGGGGATATTGATATGGATGGGGCACCTGACCTTGATGCTGGGGGTGGACAACGCCATTTATCTCTTGACGAAGAGCATGTACAGTCTCAACTTGACGTGTACAACAGCTTTGGGAAATTGTTAGGGCTTCCTGAAGTAACGCTAGAGAAGATAAAGTCAGAATACCCTGCTGTCCCTGCTATGGATACCCCGCCTTCCCCAGCAACCGGTGAAGGGCTTCCTGACCATGTGCGTAAAGCTATGCGTTCCATTCATGCAAGAACATACGCTATGACAGGCGGGAAGGTGTGTTCTGGCTTTGGGTCTGATGGTGAACACCTTACCCGACCTGGGCAAGCCCCGGATGGGTCAAATCCGGTTCCCGTGCACCCCTCACATGCAAAAGGTATTCAAGCTATTCATGATCATGCGCACGCTATGAGCGGAGCAGACGATAATGATGTAGACGATATGAAGCGTGCCCTTGATATTGATATGGTCAAAGAGATGGCGGGGTATGGTGGGCCTGGAAATGGTGGGGGGTCTGCTGGGCCTGCCGGGTTTCCTGAGCATGTACAAAAAGCAGTGCAAGGTATTCATGCGCATACCTACGGTATGACTGGTGGAAAAGTGTGCAAAGGGGTAGGTACTGATGGATCACACCTTGTCTCACCTGAGCAAGCCCCCGATGGTTCTCACCCTGTTCCGATGCATCCAAACCACGCCGGTCACGTACAGAAGATGCATGACGCTATACATGCCTTGACAAATGGTATGTCATGCGGTATGGGTAGTTCAAGCACACATCATTATAACGAGACGAATTTTCAGGATGCACGGCAAGAGTTGATGGATGCTGAGGGTCAAATCACCTCTAATTCCGGTGATGCACGATTGCGTTCATTCACAGACGGTGTTGATCGGATGACAAAAGCGCTTGAAAACATCGATGTAAAGGCGCTTCGTAAAGAAGTGGACACGCTTAAAAAAGAGTTTGCCATTGCAAGGAAGGGTATTCAGGAAATTTATCAGGAAGCAGCTACAGCCGCATCAACGGTAGCAGCCCTGAAGAATATGCCACTAGGAAACCCGCTCAAGCAAAATAGAACGATTGTTGCAACCGACTCGAATACGACACATCAGGAACTTGCAACGCTTACCTCTGGTAACATGGAAACGCTTGATGGCCTCCTTGCCATGACGACCCTTGAAACATACAAAATGCCAGGGGGAACCTCCATTTCTTATCGTAAGTGGGCAAACGGGCTAGGGGGATCAGTTGGAAAAGGGCTTCGTCCAGATCTTACTTCAAATCAGATTGCTCTTATGAGTTTTGATGATATTGAAGCGTATCGGGCTGGCCTTGCATCAAAAGTACCTATGATCGATGATCCGGCAGACTCCCTTTTTGAATAAGGTAAGGAAATAGGGGAGAGATGTTTCTTTCCCCTCTATTTCCAGTTATATAGATTAGTACAGACAGCATGTTGACATGCCAAGCTGACTATAATATGCAATAACAGTGTACAGCCGCATTTCGGTAGTGAATATCACTTACGAGCGTGCCAGGGCAAAAGTAATTAATGGAGTTAGATAGTGAGCGATACTTCGTTTACAACTGTTGCCGATCCAAGGGATATGACCTATCAAATGCGTCGGCAAAAGCAGATAGATGAATTACTGAAACTTACGCCTCAGCAACTTGATAGGCGTCTTAACTGGCAGATGAACACTCAGGAAGTGCGTGATGATCATGATATCAGCCGTAAATCCCTGAATGAAATGATTCATGCGCCATACATTCCCCCTTCCCTGCAAAAAGGTATTCTTGACTCTACTTCGGGCACCACGGGTAACGTACTCATTAGGCAAGATCTTGAGCCTACGTTGTACGCCCTCTTTGTGAAGGTTTTTCCAGCATTTGAAAGACTAGCAAAGGGGCCTGCAAACGGCTTGGTTCATGCATTTAACCAGATCACGACCCCCGATAGTGCCGCGCTCGGCTCAACAATCATTACTGAGCTTGGTACCGTCAACTACGTTGCCTCAACCTATGTAAGACAGACAGCGCCAATTGCTGTGTTTGCGACCGGTCGTGGTTTGTCTATCAAAGAGCTTGCTGCCGTTCAACAAGGTGGTGCACCTTACGATCCTCAGAAGACAGAATTAACGAACGGTATGATTAAGCTCGCTACTGATGTTCAGTACACTATCATGCAAGGTAATGCATCTACTTCATCTGGTGCAGGTTCCACAACTGAACTCGGCGCATACAATGCAAACGCATTTGACGGTTTCCGCAGCGTTCTCGGCTCCGTTGGTACCTATACAACAAACAGTGCCAATCAGCTTGATATCGGTTCTTTGAACATCCTTGAAACGCTTCAGTCTCTTGCAACAAAGGGCGCAAATAATGGTGGAAATCCTGACCTTGCGTTCATGAGCATGAATAGTAAGCAGGCGCTTGACTCTGAGCAGCAAGGCAACCAGCGCTACAATGACGACAAGAACGAGATCACTCCTGGTGTGCGTGTCAATCAAGTGGCATGGGTGAATGGAAACCTTCAGGTTATCCCGGTCCCAGGTTCCTCAATCGGTACCTATACTCGAACTTCTGATAGCGCCACAGTTGAAGATATGTACGTTATCGACTCTTCAACTGTTACCGTGCGCTGGCTGTATTCAGAAGCGTTCACAGTTCTACAGATCCCCTCTGGTGTGGATGGTGCTCTTTCTAACCGTTTCATCGTCTTTGGCATGTTCGGCTTAGAAGTTGCAGCCCCGCTCTTTGGAGGCAAGGCCCGCCGACTCGCTAGCTAATTAGCTGGCTGTTTTCATAGCAAGGGGAGGCTGTTTCTCCCCTTGCATTGTTGGAGAAACAGACGATGGCAACACGTAACGATATTCAAACATTTCCCGGCACTGCGGAGCAGCCGAACGCTTCGAGTGACCTGTACGTCACTGTTCTTTTCGGGTATAACAAGCCTGATGTGGATGGGCGTATTAATCTTAATAAAAAGTCATACCTTGACGAATTTGAAGGGCGCGGGGGAGTGTTCCGCAATATCCCACGTGAACGAGCGGAGCAATGGGCAAAGGGGCTTGACAAAAAAGGGAAACCAGCTATTTCTCGCGTGTTTATTCAGGCAATTTTGCCGAACAATGCAGAGGAAGCTGATTTCATCGGAGCCATAGGGAAAAGCAACATTCCTCAAGAGAAGTTTGCAGCCTATATTAAGGCATCGGATACCCAGTTTATCATTGATACGTTGGGTCAAGAAGGTGCAATAGAGCTTGCAAGCCGTCTTTCAAAGGAATTGGCAAAGAAATAGAGGGTCGATCACATGGTACGTACGAATCGTGAACTCGGACGCAATAGGGACTTACCCGCTCTTGAGGTATTGAACTTTGCAGCCGCTTCTGCCGGTTCTGCTTCTGATTTTGAGTCGATGATTGCAATGGTACCTGATCTTACAGTAGGTGCGCCTGCTGGTACAAGCTTCATGGGCACCTCTAACAATACCATGTACATTAGAAACATTTCGATTACATGGGGTGCAAACTTAACTGGCGCAGCAACCAATAACTTTACACTTAATATTAACCAATATAGAGCGGGCGCGGCTGTTGTGAGTACGTCTTCAGCAACTACCATTACAGCAGGTACACGAACGGTGACACCGGCTTCGATGGCCTATATCTTTGTTGGAACACAGCTTGTGTTTTCAGCAGGTACAGGCGCGACCGAAACGGTGACGGTCCTTGCCGTGACCGCAACTACCTTTGATGCAACTTTTGCAAATGGTCACTCAGGCGCATATACCATTGTAAGTGCACCTTTAGCGACAGTTACATATGCATCAGGCACCAATGATAGTAAGTGGGTACCACGTACGCTTACTGTACAAAAAGTGAACGAAATTCGTAAGGGTGACGTTCTCACAGTTGCACGTGTAAGCAGCAATGCAACGGGCCTTGCATCACCGGTAGGTATGGTGTGTGTTGACTGGGATAATGCAGGTCCACAGTAAGGGGTAGTCATGGCAAGAAGGCATTTACGTTCTGCTCCGATCTATGAGTATCAACCGCTTCATATCACAGCGGCGGGTACAGTGGTACCGGTCGGAACTCTTGTAAATACTACTGCCTCAACTGCTGTTTCTGTAGCTGGTAGTACTACCATTACGCCTACGTCCATGACTAATATTGTCCCTGGTTTAACACTCAATATTAGTCATGGAACTGGCACAGCAGAGGATGTAGTTGTTGTATCCGTGACAGCATCTACGTTCACAGCCGTATTTGCAAATACGCATAGTGGTACATACAATATCTGTTCTACTAAGGGAACGTTTACAAGAGGATTTAACGCTAATACATTTGATACAGTTGCTAATACTGTAACATTGTATAACGGAAATCCGAATGCATACTATCCTGGTACAACAACAGCATTTGGAACAGCTTTTGCAGTATTAAAGCTTCCTACAAGTGGTGTTCCTATATTCCTTGATCTACCTGGAGTGGTTGATAGAGGGCTGTTTTATACGGTAAGTGCCGTTACTACATCCGTTGACTACACTATCTGGTATGCAGACGAATATTAAGGTAAGTAGTGTGAAAACAGGTAAATACGATATTACTGATCAATCCCTTATTGATCTTGATGAGTCGGGAGTACTGCTCTGGTTGGTGGAAATTCCTGGCACGAACACCAATATTGGTGAAGAAGTTAGATGTACTCTTTATACGAATAATGGGTATGTTGAGTATGATCTAGCTACGATACCGCTTGTGGTAAGTAATGTTGATCAAAAGCGGTATTGTTGTGTGGGGATTGGAACACAAATTCCTATTCTGTTAGGGAAACAGTGTAGGGTTGAAGTAACACAGGGAACTGTTCACGGTCATTTTTACATTACTGGTATTAAATAATGGCAAAATACCTCACTATAGCACAATACAAAAGATACGGTGAAGGTGTATCACTTGCTACAACAAGTGATATGTCATTAGCTTATCTTATCTCACGTGCTGAGTCTGAAATAGACTCACACATGGGATTTGATGCAAAAAGAGGTGGGTTTGAGTGGCATGCGGTAACAGTCCAGGTTCCCTTTGAACAATGGACGTTAAAGTCATTTTCTCCGCAAGTTCCGGTACCCATTAGAAATATTCAAAGATATAGAATACAGGTGTCAAATATTTCAACGAGTGGTGCTGGTTTTTTTGCGAATATAAATAACTCTGATGCTGTTATTAACAACGACGGTCATTACATCGAAATTGTACCACTTCAGGCGGTAACGTACTCGTTGTCGCCTATTCTGATCCAACTCGGACTCAGACCCCCAATCACGGAAATTGATTGTAATTTGGGGTACTTCCTGCCGGTGTTTGGTGAAGAGATGATAGATTCTGGCGATCATACCACCTACTACGCGCTAGATGGGTTTTGGGCACCAACTTATGACCTTGCATCGTACTTACAGCCCTCCCTTGCCATGCCGATACCTCCAAATGTGTATGTAAATGGGGTACTTACGAGTGCAAGTAACTATACGTTAAAATCTACAGATGGTGCAGTAGTCTTTAACAGTGCCCAATCTCCTACAGCCAGTATTACGATAGATTATACAAAAACAATTCCTGATTTTGTGAAAGAAGCTGCAATATTGCAGGTTTCCTATTTACTTGGACAAATCAATCTAAATAGGTTAGGGCTTCAGGGCCTTGAATCAGCGAGATCGGGGGATCAAGATATCAGGCGACCGCGCCAATACCCGGCACGGCAAAATACGCGACCCCAGCAAACAGCGTTATGCAAAGAGGCTATTTATGTGCTTTCAACATACGAGCAGATAGGAATAGCCTGATGCCTATTTTGTTACCAAATATCTTATTTGATGTACATAGAGCATCATTCATAGTTGGAAAAGGAACAAAAGCGGCTATACCATATTTGTACAATCAGGAAGGTCATTTAATGACTATTGCCTCAAGGCACTTGAGGATGAGTTCTACATCTTCCGTTCGTATTGTATACGAAATGCATGTAGAGTTCGGGTCAGATATTGTAATAGGGGATATTGTTACAAATATTAGGCTTATTTCAACGGGTGATATATGGATTGATGATGCTACTGGCAATATCCAGACATGGAGAGTAATTGATCCGTACGACATGTCACCGGGTATTCTTGGATATAAGAATATTATGATGGAACGTGTTATTGGTGGAGGTCCAGCGCCGATATGATGAATATGGAGTCATTTGTACCTGATATTATAGCACGATTGCAAGGCGTGATAGATGCATTAGGTGATGCTACTACCGACGCGTGCGATGAGATTGCAAATGTAGCGGTTGAGGATTTATCTGTAAATGCCCCATATGATGAAGAGGAAAATAATGAAACACCTCCAGGTGAGGAAGGGCATTTAAACGAGTCATTTTATGCATTAGAGTCCATTACATCACTCGGAGGAAAATCCTCAACTGAGGTAAAAACCTATGAGCCTATAAAGCTTGAATATGTTACAGAAGGCACGCAAACACCCATTACACCTACAACGAAGCAGGCTCTTTGGTGGCCTGCTCTCGATCATCCAGTGGCGATGGTAGCAGGGCAAGAGCCAAACCCATTTGTGGAAGAGACGTACAACGCTCTTTTACCTAAAGTTGAGGGAATAGTGCGAGAAATATTTTTACCTGTATTTGAGCAAATATAATGGCAAATCCAAACACTGATCGTGTTCTTATGGAAGCATTGGCAGTGATAGCACCTGCCGGGACAATTCTGCTTGCGGAGCAAGGTCAGGTGATTATTCAGGATGCCTACAAATTGTCACTGGGGAATTTTCCCGCCTTTCACTTAACGGTTGGACAGCAGAAACATACAGTGGTATCTGCCAGTGTATTTGAGGGGGTTGTCCATATCATAGGGACTTACTATGATCGATGGGATCAACAACCCTCAACCATTGATACCATTCGGGCTAATATTGATGCCGATTTGCAGACAATTATGACGAACGTTCAACATAATTCGTCATTGGTGATAGGTCTAGTCTCTCATGCGGTAAGTGTTCCGATGATAGAGCTTTCTATGTATGAAGGTGAAATCGACTGGAAATCTGTTTCTGGCATGGTACTTGTAAAAAGATCTATTACTTTCACAATAAACATGTTGCCTTATGACGTGTAGGAGACAAATATGAGTAATAAGAAAATACCGTGTGAGTATACAGGTGGACACAAGGTAGACTTACATAAGTATGGAGGCCCGTACTTTGATGGGAAGGGTCAGCAACTCCTTGACCTCACACTTAACCCTGGTGACTCTTTGATGATGCCAGAAGAAGAAGTGTTGGGATTTACCTTGCTTCGAGATATGTCGGGAGTGCAAGAGCCTATTAACCTGGGAGTTGGTAGAGTAGTGTTGTCCGAACATCAAGGTAAAGATGATGAAGAGTTGTATGCCATAGGCTACCAGTTTCACCAGGGACGCCCGGATTTCCGACCTCTCCCGACACTTGTATCTGAGAAGAAAAAGAAAGAGAGCGATAAGTAAATGCCTATTGTTCCAATTAGAGCGGATAATGCCTATGTTGGTATAGGCAAACAAAGCGCTCAGGGTACCCCAGTAGCACCATCTACGTTTGTTAGATGGCTTGACGGTACTAAGTTTGAATTTGATTTAAAGGTTGAGGAAGTGTGGGAAGGTGATGGAACGCGCAGATTGTCACAGGTGATTAAGAACAACCAGTCAGTGAAATCTGCCATTGTGTTTAATCCGCGTCCTATCGAACTCGGATTGTTTGAAACAGCCTGTATGGGGGCTGGATCGGATGCTATTACAGTTCCTACGGTAAGTACACAACTTTCTGCGGGTACCAGTATCGGAGCAACAACCATCACGGTTTCTAGCAATACAGGTCTTACCGGTTCCGGCACCATCGCATTGATGCTTACTCCAGGGAGTGCATCAGAGGAAGTAGCTGTATTTACTGTCCCTGCAACTGGTTCTGGACCCTATACCCTTACCGTTGCGAACTCAGGGACACTCAAGAATGCTCACTCATCATCTGATACAGTTGTATCTCAGGCAACACATGTAGTAACAGATCAAAGTGATGGAAGTTATTACACCATTGAGTACGGGTTGGGGTCACTTAATGGTGCAGCAGGTCCAACTATTCGCATCGCTGATTGCAAGATTGAGAGTATTAAACGGTCTGGAAAAGCCGGAATGTTGCTAGAATACACGGTTGATTTTCACGGTATTGCAACCACATCGCAAGGCTCTCCGCTCACTGTTACACTTGAAGCGCATCAACCTTTCTTATATACACAAGGGGTGTGGACAGTTAATAGTAGCACAACCGGTGACGCCCTTGCCGTGGAATCGTTTGACATCACACAGAAAAACAATCTGGATGTGGGTATTCAGACAGAGCAATTAACCCTTGCGGCTATCATTTTTGGTAACTTGAGTATTGCGGTAACTGCCTCTCTTGTTATGCAAAATCCGCAATTGATTGCTCTTACCTACTGGGGAAGTGCAACGGGTACAACAGACTCACAAACAATCGGTGCAGGTGCGCTCAACTTGAAATTTACACAAGCTGATCAATATCACAGTGTCCAGTTTTTTGTTCCTACCATGCATTATAAGAAAATAACGGAGCCAACACCTAAAAAAGATGGTAAGGCTTACAAGATCGGTCTACAGTCTGAAGGCACGTCTAATCAGGGCGCGAACAGCTATATCCTCCAGACGACGGTTACGAATAGCCAAACAACAGCCTATTAAGCAGGTACATGCAGTAAATAAAGTAACTGCATCACAGTTACTATCAGTGCATAAAACTGTAAAAAAGGCAGTTAAAAAGCTAAAACTGACAAAGAAGGAAAGGGAAGTAAAAAACGTTGAAAAACGTACTACTTCTCTTCCTTCTAAACCGAAAAAAGCGAAAAAAGTCAAGAAAGAACCTGTTGTAAAAGCGCACACAGGCAGAAAAGGGATACATCATAAGTACCCTAAAACGAGGAAACCGGCTAAAAGGCCAAGAAAGGTACATAAAAAGACTAAATCAGCAGTTAGACGAAAATATCATATGAAGCAACAACATTATGCAAGTAAGCATGTTCCGCATCATAGAAAGAAAACTGCTGTTAAAAAGTCAACGATTACAAAAAAGAAAATAACCATCGCATCGACACATAAGAAACATGTCAAAAAATCAGGATTAGAATAGAGGTACATATGACAGGCAACAATATCATATCTGAAGAGGCCCTTGCACAGCAATTCATGCAACTCCCCACGTCTTTTGACGAAGTGTTACCAGAACCGGTTAGAATCGCCTGGGTTGAGTTTGTTACGTACACTGAGACTACAGAGGATGGGCGCGAGGTGCGTAAGCGCAAGCCTCTCAAGCGTGTCTCAGACATCAATACCATTGTGCCTGTACGTGTGCTTCACAAAATGATGGCATCACAAGAGAAAATCAAGCGTATTCAGGCTATGCGCTTAAAAAGTGCCGATCAAATTGATGGACAGATGCAACAAGAAATGATTGATTGGATGTCTACACAAGTGCTTAATGTGTGGCAGCTTACCGAGCCTGATATGACGATGGAACTGCTTCAAGAGGGTGTCGGGTTTCAGAAGATTTTCAGTCTTTTTAGCCTTTTTTTCGCCAACCAGCTAGCGGGCCTGAACAAGCAATCATAGCGTTATCACGAGATGAATTTGGTGATATGGTTGATTACGTGCAACCGCTCTATTGGGATGAAGAAGCAAAGGAATCAGCCATAGCGCAGGCACGTCAATTAGCTGCAAGAGATCCTGAAGCCGCTTCATTGCTTGTAGCTCAGGTAGTAGCAGAGCAAGAATTACAACAACAAAATACCGATTATACGGAGTCCACATTAAACAAATATAGCCCTATTACTGCGTACGAAAGAGCATGCAAAGAGTATGGATGGAAACCAAAGGACATTGATGAAATGCACTACATCACCTTCTTTGCTATGCTCAGGGAAGCAAATGAGCGTCATAAACAAGAGAATGAAGCATACAAAGTTTGAGGGTAACTTATGGCAGATGATGTAATTTTTAATGTACAAGGGGATAGCACATCTGCCATAAGTGCTACGCAAAACCTGATCAATGTACTCACTGATTTAGACAATCTTTTACAAAAGATTGGCGAATCAATGGGTATTTTTGACGATCTTGCGAAAAGCCTTGATAATCTGTATAGTGCTGCAAATCTTGCAACATCCGGTATAGAGGCATTATGGCGTCAAGCTGAAGAGGCAGCAACCGCTATCGATGCCTCTTCAAAATCTCTAACCGCGTTTAATGATGCTGCATCAACTTTGGGGTCTAATTCAGGCACTATTGCTTCCAATATTACAGGTATTTCTGATGCTCTTGCATCTTTAAGTGATATAGCATTCATTGCATTAGATGATATTACGAAACTAGGCGCTACATCTGCTCAAGCAACCTCCGATATGTCTGGACTTCCATCAGTTCAGCAGGCGGTTGCAAGCACAGCACAGCAATTAAGTAGTAGTGCAGCACAAGCAACTGGAGACTTATTAGCGCAAGCAAGCGCAGCACAAGACCTCGATGCTCAATTAAAAAGCCTTGAAGCAGATGAGCAACAAGACGCACAAGACCTAAATCAGCTAACGCAAGCAATAGACAGCGCTGATTCATCTGCTACAGGACTTCTTTTATCAGCACAAGACCTTGAACAAGCCTTTGGAAACCTGCTTAATGCCATCGAAGAAGCAACTCTTGGTATTAAGGATATGGGTCAGCAAGCCCTGACAGCGGCTTCTGAGATAGAAGACTCAACAGTTGCGGTAGATTCCATGACGCAAGCAATGGGCGCTCAAAATGCTATGTTTGCGTCGGTAACAACTGCCTCTTCTGGTGCTACCCTTGGCATGGTAGGTTTCGGCAATGCAGCGAGAACTGCCGAAACTGAAGCTTCTCCAATGAATGACCTGTTTGGGCCTGGATCAATGAACCTCATCCTTATGGCAACGGCTATAGGGATGGTAGGAGGATCATTCCTTAAAATGGGTCTTGATGCGGAAGACGCTATTGCCCATATTACAGGTCTTGCTGATCAGTCTCTTTCTCTTGCTTCTAACTCTGGAAAACTACAAACTATTCTCAGTCAGTTATCACAAGATGCAGAAAAATATGGTGTAACGCTCGGTGATGCTGCTAAAGGCATGTATTACATCATTAGTGCTGGTTTTCCAACGAGTGAAGCAATTAAAGTATTAAGCTCTTCAATGGAAGCCGCAGCCGCAACCGGAACGCAGATGGATATTGTATCTAATGCGTTGACTGGTATTTTAAATGCATATAGTTTATCAGGCGACCATGCAAAAGAAGTTACTGATAAAATGGTCCAGGCTGTTGTTTCTGGAAAACAGGAATTTAGCGCCTTTGCTAATGCTATCGGTCCTGTTGCAGCCGCAGCCGCTCATGCCGGTGTTTCTATTTCTGAAATGTTTGCAGCAGAGGATAGCCTTACACAAATTAACTCACGTGTAAGACAGGATGCACAGCAACTCGCAAACTTATTTAATACACTATCCAACAATGGGCAAAAGATTGTTGACACTGCAAAGAGCATGGGGGCACATTTAACGCTGGCATCCTTTGAAGCCATGCCTCTGATTGATAAGTTAGAATTATTGGCAAAGATTGCAAAGGGGGATACAACCCCGGCTTTTAGAGAACTCCTACAAAACCAAACAGCCGCCAGTGTTGCTTTTGATCTTTTGCGCAATAAAGGTGAAGCGTATATTGATACACTCGATACCATTAATCATGCAATGGGCGCAACTGATACAGCATTTCAGGCAACGGCACAAACAATTACATTCCAATGGCAAAAGGTGCAAGCTATTCTCTCAGTCATCTCCTATCAGTTTGTCGTGCTTATTGGGCCTGTTGTTACTCCAATACTGCAAGCCGTAGGCAATGCTGTTCAATATGTAGCAAATCACTTTGACACTCTCAAACCCATTATTGCGGGCATTGCGGTTGCGCTCGGATCAGTGCTTGTCGGAGCGGTTGTTGCACTCATCGGATTTATGAGCTTTCTTGCGGGTCCAATACTAGGAGTTGCTACCGCTATCGGGCTTATTACAGCGGCTATTGTCGCTGTATACCCTCATCTACAGCAGTTCCAAAGTTGGGTAAATACCGCTTATCCAGGTTTAAATATCCTTTGGACTCTTATACAGGCAATGGGACTCTATATTAGTGGGGCATTTAATACAGCATGGGCAAACTTGCAACCTATTTTAGCTCAAGTATCTACATGGTTTCAAACTCATATCACACCTGCTGTACAGCAAGTCATTAGAAATCTTATCGATTTAGCTATCCAAATTGTATCAAGAGTTCTCCCTGCCATGGATCAATTTATTAAAAATACACTTGTTCCATTAGCGGAGAACATCAGGTCAAAAGTTATTCCTGCCGTTGAAAAGTTTATCGATAAGGTGATGGAGACTGCTGTTTATATTTCAGGTCATATGCCTCAAATACTTGACCAACTTTCAAAAGATCTGGATAAAGTAAAAGAAGTATTACTTGTTGTAAGTGGTGCATTGCTTGGTTTTAGGATTGCAATGGCAGTAGGGGCTGCTGGCGGTGTTATGTCATTTTTATCGCAAGCCGCAGGCCCGCTCATTGCCTTTTTATCAACAACACTTCCACAAGCGTTAGCGGCGGCTGGAGCGGCTATTGCTGGACTTGCTACCCCGTTTGGAGTAGTTGTTATCGTTGTAGCAGCGCTGCTCGGTTATTTCGTGTACCTTACTACTAAATCAAAAGATTTACAAAACGCCTGGGCATCCTTAAAAGGCCCTCTTACAGACGTATGGGAAGCTATTAAAGGTGCTGTAAAAGATGTTGTAGATGCATTTAATCAGGAATTGATGCCAGCTTTAAAGGAACTAGGAAAAGAACTTGCTCCCTTAAAGCCCGTGATAGACGCCCTCGCTATGTCGCTTGGAGTGGGCCTCATTGCCATGATAGGTACTGCAATTGATGCACTGGCGGCAGCTATCACTATTATTGGAAAAGCTATAGCTGGTTTAATACAAGTAATATCTGGAATTATTAATTTTGTAAAAGATTTTATAAAACTTATTGGAGATTTAGCGGCGGCTCTGATTGGTACAACAGACAAAATGGGGAAAGTAAAGCATGATTGGGGGGCTGTGTGGGAGGATATTAAAAAGGTATTTATGGATGTGGTGCAAGTTATTGTTGGATTGTGGAATGCTTCTCTTGGAGCGATTATTTCGGGTGTATCAAGTTTTGTTACAAATATTATTAGATTCTTTACAAATCTTTCAAATACACTTGTAGGACACTCTATTATCCCTGACATGCTTAATGCCATAGTACAGGCTTTTTCCCAATTTCCTCAAAAGGTACTCAGTATCATACAAAAGTGGATACAGGATGTTATTAATGCTGTACAAAAGATGGCAGATAAGTTAGTAGGGCACTCTATTATCCCTGATATGCTCAATGCTATAGTACAGGCTTTTTCCCAATTACCCCAAAAAGTATCTCAGGCTATCAGTCAGTTTGTACAAACGGTTATTCAGGCAGTAGAACAGCTTGCACAGCAAATGGTACAGGCTATACAGCAGGGTATTAGTGGATTTGTACAGGCCATACAGCAAGGTTTACAAAATGCCGTACAGTTTGTTAGTCAGGGGGTAGAAAAGATTTCTCAGCCATTAAAAGACCTGGGAAATCAGGCTATTCAATGGGGCAAGGATTTTATCAACGGCTTCTCAAGCGGAATACAGGGGGCTATGAGCGGATTGCTTAGTTCTGTTATGGGCATGGCAATGCAGATTTCAAGTTATCTGCACTTCTCAAAGCCTGATGTTGGACCGCTTGCCGACGCGGATCAATGGGGGCCTGACTTTGGAGATATGCTTGCATCCGGGCTAAATTCACAAATAGGGAAGGTAAGCGCGGCGGCTAAAAACATTGCATCATCAATTAGTGGCGCGACCCCCAACGCTGCTAATTTCTCTGTAGTGGCAACTAATAGCGGAGCAGCCGAGCAAACGATGGTGCTCCGTCAAATCCTGGCAGAACTCCGCAATGGGAATCAAGGGTCAGCAGCCAATAGAGGCACTATTGGGTACCAAATCCCATCAACCGAGCTTGGCGCTATTAATCAGCAGTTTAACTACTATAATGGCAGTACGAACGCTGCTACACTCTATAACCAGATTAACACATTAGGGGGCCTTGCACAAGAATATAGTGCAAGAGGGTCCGTTAGTGGATTAGGGTTTTAAATATGGCAACAACTATTACGTACGGTACGTTCAACTTGAACGATAATATAAACTATTTTGTCATAAAAAAGCCTATATCAACGGTTGCGGTATCTCCTACCTATTTTAAAATTGGTCGCCTTACCGGAATGAAGAAAACCGGTGAAACTGTCAATGAGCGCATGATTAAAATGGATATTCGGGTGCTTGGCGTATCTCGCTCTGATTTAGAAGATAAAATAGATGCCATGCAACAAGCGCTTAATTTACGACAGCAACAATTGACCATGCGTACCAACGATGCACGCTACTTTATTGCTGATTGCCTGGGATTAGAGGCGCAACTTGCTCCAGGTCAGATTCTCTCAACAGTAGTATCAGCATCCTTTATTTGCTATGATCCCTATGCCTATTCACTGCAAACAACCACGTTTGACACTGGGAATGTGCTATTTACTTATGATAATCCTTCTCAAACGTACATATCGTCATTCTCTGTTACTGGCGGGGGCACAGCAGAAACATTTCCAATCATTCGGGTAACACAAAATACCCCGACGCTAACAACAACGCTTTCAGCGCAACTAAACTCAGGTAGCTCGTATGCGCAAATCTCAGTAGCAGCACTCACCTCCGCCCTTGCCGTGAATGATCAACTCATCATAGGAACGTCAACAACAAAGAGTGTTACGGTGTCTGTAGCGGCTCCGATTGGTGCTACAACGGTGAACGTGACCACCTTTACGGCAAACGCTACCTATAACGTTGGAACACAGGTAAAAAAGGATTTAACGATTAGTACAATCCAGATCAATCAGAATGTCGATAATACTATTTTGATCGTAGGAACACCGCTCCCCACAACCATTGGGGATTACGTTGATATTTACTGTGATCCTCATGATAATGTGAACGGGTTTACAGCACAAAAAAATGGGGGTCCTGGTGTGTCTGCTGTAGCAGGGGTTTTTCCTGAAATAGAACCAATTAGTACAGGATTTACCATGTATGTACGTGCCAATTCTCAGCCATTGCTTGATGTGTTGTTTACCTACACGTCGCGCTGGCTCTCATAAGGTTTTGCCATGCCATCAGGATATAAAGATGATTTAACAGTCTATAAAAAGCAAATGGCGTATGTGTTTGACAAAAGTGGGAATTTCTTAGATGTGCTAAGAGATGCCCCGCTTCTTGCTGGGTTTAAAGAGACTATTAGCTCTGGTATTTCTCCGCTTCGAGTGCAACTTCCTCGAAGCTTTGATAACTTTGACCAGCCTGGGGGCTTCCCTGGACGTACGACACTCACACAAGGCAATATTGTCAGGTACTATATTTACGGTCCTGGGCTTCCTCCAGGTGGGAAGATTCGCTTTCAAGGCTTTATCGATACTATTGAGCCTGAAATCTCGGAAACAGGCGCAGAAACCGTTACCATCACAATTGTCCCGTTTTCATCAGTCATAGGAGATCACGGGGTTACTCAAAATGTAACATTTGGTACATC